CAGGCCCTCGCCGACTGCGGCCTCCCCTTTCTTGGCACCCAGGCCGAGTTCTCTCGCCTCTGGCCCGGTGAGGAACCTGTCTTCTAGTTCGCGCTGCGCCTCGACGACGTTGGCCTTGCTCTTATACTTCCTCACCACCTCGCCGATGACGCCCTGGATACGGTCGCGATCAATCGAGTTCTTCAGGAGATCGTCGCCTTGGCTCCGAGTGACGCCGAAGCGCTTGTCACCGACCAGCTCCTCCACGAGCTGCATATTGCTGCCTTCGCGACCGCGATATTCATCGCTGCCCTGCGGATTCTCTTTGGTCGGGCCACCGCCTTGACGAGCAATGAGTTCTTTTTGGTTATTGTTTTGCTCGATCTGATCCATGTAATTTTGATATGCGTCGGCGACATTCTTCTTATCGGCCTCGACCAACGCGGTGCGGTAGTTATGCGCGCCGGACTCCGACACCATCTTGGTGATGCCGACCTTGAGGGCCGGGTCGCTGATGTTACGGACCAGATCCTGGCCATACGCGGTGGCTTTGCGCTGGAACACCTGCGGGTCGGGATCCTCCAGGCGCATCTCCAGCATCTTGGTCTCGATCTGGGGCTGCATCCTGATCGCAGCTGACATGGTGGCGGCACGCCGATACTCCGGCATTGCCGGCCCGACCAGGAACGGGGCCGGGTCCATGACAATTTGGCCGTTGTCGTCGACCCGCGCCTTCAGTCCGGCTTCCTCGCCGGCCTTTTTGGCCTGGGCCATGGCAAACTCGTTGAGACCCTCGCCGCTTTTGTCGAGGACGTGGGCCATCGCCATGTAGGGCGAGGCGACATCGGCAGCGCTGACAGCCGTCGTCACCGGCTTGGTGACCGAGAAATTGTCCGGATCGGGCAGAAGCTTCGGCATTACGGGATGGCCTTTGCTAATCCAGAGAGAACATCGACCCCGGCGCCAAGATAACCGCTCTGGAGCGCGGCCTTGCCGGCGGTGCGCAGGTAGGCCGCGTCCGCCTCCTGCTGCTGCGCCTGGGCGATGATGTTGTCGACATCGATCGACTTCTTGGTGAGCCCGAGCTGCTCGTGCCAGTCGCGCACGGCGGCGCCGGTCGGGGAAGTCGGATCGGTATGGGCAGCGGCACGGATGGCATCGACATTGCCGAGGTCGGAGGCGATCTTGATGCTCTCCGCGGCGCCGGTCTGGACCGCGGCCACCCGTCCGCGAGCCGCCGCGTTCTCCAGCGACTGGGCTCGATAGATGTCCCCTGCCTGCTCGCCCTGGCCCTTGAGGACATCTCCATAGGCTTTCAGTCCAAGTGCGGCGACCGAGGCGCCTGTAGCGGCTCCTGCTGGCATTCCCATAGCTACACCGTCACTTCCTGCGCGATCTCCAATATGGTCATTGGACCGGGCACGTCCTTGATGATCGCGTTGCGAGGATCGTAATCAGAGCCCGATGGCCGCCAGAACTCGGTGCCCTCGCGCAAGGGCGCCGGCTGGGTGGGATCGTCACCCTGATTATAGGCTGGGACACGGCGATTGTTCATCGGATCGCCCAGCGCCGGCCCGCCTGGCCGCAACGGCTCGGCATAGAGCTTCTGAAACAGAAACCCAGTGGAATTGATGAAGTAAACGCACATCTGCGCGACCTGTCGGCGCAGCATGCGCTGGTGGACGTCCTGGCCGCCGGGCGGCGACGGAATGAACGGCTCGGCGGTGGAGGTCCACGGAAAGCCCATGACCAGCTGGGGCGAGGCGAGGTTCTCTCCACCGATGAATTGCGGGACGATGAACCCGTTGCTGTCGGTCTGATAAATGCCCATCTGGCGCAGACCGAGGTCGAACAGATAAACCGGCTGGCCGGGCGCCCAGTACAGTGGCCCCTTGCCGCCGGGAGGAGTGAGTTGAGCCGGCGGCGAATTGACGGTGATGGCGGCGTCGAGATACTGGCTCGCGTCGAGCAGCTCGGCCATCGGACCGGTCGCTCCAGGATAATTGACCACGAACCATACGTGGCCGAGGCGGGCAGAAATCCATTTGATCGCTCCACCGCCGCCGGCCACGTGACGCGTCCAGCCGGGCACGTCCTTGATCTGCCCGTTCTGGATCTCAACCTTGCAGGCGACGGCCGTTCCGTCACCGTTGAGCACGTAGATGTACCGCTCGGGGAATAGGAGATCGTCTCCGTCTGGCGCTGCGATTGCGACGATGCCGTTGAATAGTGCCGCGTGGAAATCGGTCAGGTTGCGCGCCTCGTAGGGGCGGGTCAGACTTCCGGTGGCGGCGATGGCGCGGACCATGTTGGCGCCCGCGTTGATGTAGATGATGGCGCCCCGGTAGAAGCGCGGCTGGATTTGCCCGCAGCCCTCATCGATGCGGTTGAAGACGACGGAACCTGGCGCCAGCGGGTTCTGCAGGCTGATCGGGATGGCGTAGGTCGCGTTGTCGCAGAACACGAATTCGTCGCTCTCGGCGCCGGCCTGCACGTAGAGGACCTGGCCTTTCCCGGGCACCAGCTCGAAAATAGACGAGTCCGGCGTAACCTGGGTCGGCACGTCGTACATGTCATTGACGACGCCGATCGCCGACCAACAGATAGCCGACGGCACGCTATTGAAGTTGCAGAAGCCGAGCCGGTTCTGGTCGACGAAGCAAGATGCCGGCCAGCCCTGGAACGAGTTCATGACCTCCTGATCCCATATCGTCACCGGTTGCGCGCCAATGTCGGTGAAACTCTGCGTGACCCCGAGGTTGCCGCCCGGACAAACGATGTTGTCGCCAGATGGAGGCACCCCGAAAATCAGCCCATTGAGCATCTGGCCCTGGAATTCATGCGGACCGATGATGGCCGTGATCTGGATCTTTGCGCCGCTGACGGAGCCAATTGCAACATCGCCAATGCTCGCGACAAGGGTGATGTCGGGGACATTTGCAACGATGATATCGAGCCCTTTGAAGAGCGGCTCCTCGATGGTGACAGTGGCATGGGTCGAGTCGGTGACGCCGGTGATCAGCATCTGCCGGCCGATGTAACGCATGCGGGTGCCGACCATGCCGGCTGATAGCACCGGAGCCGAGAATACGATGGTGGTGCTGCCCTTGTAACCCGCTGGGTCCATGGTGATGCCTTGCGGCGAGATGCGATAGAACGGCGTCCGCTTCTGCACCCCGAACATCAGCTCTGTGAAGTTGGCAATCGAGAAGGTGGCTGGAGGCACCCATGTCACCACCAAGGGCTGCATGCCTGGAAAGGTAATGAAGATCTGCTTCTGATAAATGGCCCACACGATCAGGCCAACATTGGCGGCGGTCCACGGGAATGTATTGGATGTGAAAACCACGGCGCCAGACATCGAGCGGATCGTGATGGTGCCGGTCTTGAAGCACAGCAGGAACACGACGCCGGGCGCCATGATGATCTCGTCGACCCGAGGGCCATCGAGGAACTGGGCGCTACGGCCGGCGCGGTTGGTGAGACCCTGACTATTGAGGATGCGCCAGTTGATGCATTGGCGCAGGCCCGCCTTGTGCAACGGATGCGGATCGTTTCGCTTGATGGTGACGTCGACCTGACCGCCCGAGAGATCGGTCTGGGTGACGATATTTTCTACCTGTGCCATTCATCAGCCCGGAACACCTGTGCCGCCCCATCCGCCGGGCACGGGAGGCCACGGCCGGCGCACGCGGCGCGCTGCGGTCATGCGCGAATTGTACAGCGCGCGCTTCGGCATCTGCTGATCGTGGCGGGTCTGGGCGTCGGCGAGATAAGATCGGGCCGCGAGCATCGCCTCCTTGTGCTGCGCGTAGTCTTTGTGCAGGCCAGAGAAGATCCCGGAGATCACGAACGCTTCGAGCGCCAGCACCAGGGTCGGCGTAGCGAATGTCGGATCGCTCGTGATCGACGAGATGTACTGGATCGTGAGCGGAGCCGGCGCCTGTGGCGGCACCGGGCGGGGCGGACCGCCCTGCGCATTGACATAGAGCTGTTGCGGTGTCGGTCCCGATGTCGTCGGCCCCATCGCCAGGGCGTAGATGCTGGGACGATCGTCGACCCGCACCCAGATCAGGTGGACGAGGTCGGCCGGTAGATTGTAGGCGGTGTCCCACAGGGGGTCGGTCGGAGTGTTGGCAGCCGGCGGCAGCGTCGCGACTGTCTTGCCCCACGCCCACGGATGGCCCTCGATGATGTAGGCGAGCCAGGTTTCATAGGCCGCCGACGCGCAATCCCACTCCTCCGAGCCATCGTCCGCGGCATTGACCTGGTTGTCGCCGGTCTTGCGCAGGGCCCGGTTGATGAGGGCGAGCTTGTCTACCGGCCATTCGAAAGCCATGGATCAAACTCTCGTTCGCTCCTCCAAGAAAAGTGCCGCTGCCCGGAGACAGCGGCAGTTTGGGGAGGAAACCACAGACAGGCTTCAGTAAGCGCCGTAGATCACTGTCACGGTGACGTTGGCGTTGTTCCAGGCCGTCACCGCGGCCATGTTGAGCGTCGTGGCCGCGCCGCTCGTCGACGGCACCGGCAACAGGATGCTGGCCTGTGGCACCGCCACGTCAGATGACAGGGCCATAGGCTGCGCCGCGACGATGTTGACGCCGTTGGGGGTGTTCCCGATCGAGATGCCGCCAGTGACGGCAGCCGCAGCCGCATTCGAGAAGATGATCTGCTGGATGTAGGACTTGGCCGGCAGCGTGCCGATCACGAAATTGGTGGTGCCGGTCGCTACTCCGGTGGTGAACAGGATCGCATTTTGGCCGGGTCCGCTGGTAAATCCCTGGGTCTGGAAATACCCGATGTCGGCCTGCTGGATCAGCGCGCAGCCGGCGGCATTGAGACCGTACGCATTATTGGTGTTCGGGTTCACGACGCGGCGGGCGGCAGCGGAAGCGACCGCTTCCGGCGCGCACAGCCAGACCGCAGCGGCCTGAGCTTGCGAGGCCATGCCGACAAATGGAACGGCGACTAGGGCGGCGAGCGCCCATGCGCGGAATCGATTCATGGACGGCTCCTTACTTGTGTTGCAATGAGGCCCTGGGAGGCGGCGGGTCACGCTTCGGGTCGTGCTTTTCCGGCGGCGCATCGGGATGTGCATGGTCCTTGATGGAGTAGCGGTGCTTGTCGAGCGCCACCAAGGCTTCAGCCGCCTTGCGCTCCATCAGGCGGGGCGCGCCGATGTCATAGAGATTGACCTGGTCGCTGTGGACCATCTCGTATCGCTCGGGATCGGCCTCGACGGCATGCACGGCGTCAACCGGCGACATCTCGCACTCGTACACCTTGGCTTCGGGATGTTGCTTCTTCCAAAGCTTGTACGCGGGCTCCTTTTGCCATTTCTCATACTCGGGCGTTCCCTGAGGAGGGCCATTATCACGAACGGTCGTCATGCGCGGACTCCTCCGAATTGCGGGTCCTGTTTCCTGGCGGCGAGGCGCTCGTATTCCTCGTTGGCCTCGCGCTCCTCATTTTCGATTTGCGCTTTGCCGGGCTTGATGCCGCGCGGCAGGTCGAGGACGTAGCGTTCCGGAAATGCGACGACTATTCGCACGACCTCGACCGTCCAGTTGTAAATCTTGACCGGGCCGCCGATCTGCATGCGCCAGTGGTCGTATTCCCGCTTGAGCGCGCCGTATGCACGCAGGCCCTTTTTGTAGTCCTCGACCGCATCCTCGTACTGGATCTGCGCGAGAGCTTGCTCGGTGGCGCTTCCGGTCTTGTCCGGCGCAGTCGGAGCAATCGGCTCGTTCGGCCGCGTCGGGCCGAGGTCCCATAGCGGACACTGACCGTTGCGCATGGTCCGGTCGCGCACCGCGGCGATTGCCATCTCCTGGTTCATCACGGCTCCGGCAGAACGGCGACGAATGCCGTGAAGGCGGCTGACGGCGTGGCGCCGCTGACGATGACGTACAGCGCGACGAACTCATAGAGCTGCCCGGCCTGGTTGGTGGTGAAGAGCAGCTCGTAACGGCCGGGACCGCTGGTCGCCATGTTGATGCCGGCGATGGAGCCGCCTACCCCGGCCTCTATCTCGCCGAGAACGACATTGCCGGTGCCCATGCCGGCGTCGTTGCTGCCGAGCAGCATGAACTTGTAGGTCTGGGCGCCGGTCGTGGTGAGCGCGCCCACATCGATGACGCAGACGGCGTCGATGCGCGACTGCTGTTTCGGATTGGTGCCCTGGTTGCCGCCGAGGTCGAGGACCGCGTTGGCGCCGCCGGACTGCGCAAAGCCGGTTGCGGTCAGCGGCACGGCGCCGTCGGCAAGCTCCAGGTTCTTGTCGAAAGAATAAGTGCGGTCATTCGGGAACGGCATGCCGGCCTCCTATGCAACGATCGGCGCGTTGGTCCAGCTGTCGAGCCGAGAAAGGCAGTACTTGTGCTCGTCGACCATTCCGACGTCCCAGTTGATGTGCGTGCGGTACGTCTTGCCGTCCTGCAGCATGCCGATGTCGCGCACTTCGAGCGGCCGCAGCTGGAGGCCGCGCAGGCGCTGCTCGCCGAACGACACCACATAGAGAGACGCGGTCACCGGCGAGCCGCCGCCGGACGCCACCTCGTTGAAATCGAGCATGTAAGGGTGATCGTCCTTGGGGTAGCCCCACAGGAACGTCAGGCCGGCGTAGGACGCCTTGAGCCCGCCGACGCCCTTGTCGCCGCCGATGTCGAATTCCTGCATCACGAATCCAGACAGGGTCTGAGTGCGGGCGAGTTGAATCCACAGGGGGCGCGACAGGTATGGCGCGATAATATGGGTGGGTTTATTCACGGCATTGATCGCAATATCCAAATTGGCCAACGATAATGGGCCGCCGCCGCTCGCTGCCGAGTTATGAATGTCTCGCGAATACTTGTTGGCCCTGATTTGCATGCCATTGAAGACGCGGGCGTTGGTCGATTCATCGCCCTTGATAAAGGTCGTCGCCCACAGCTGACCAAACGCGGTCAGGCCCATCTGCTCCTCGTAGGCGCGCCTTTCCGGGCCATGGCGGTCGACGATGGCGCGGTCGACATCGACATCGTGATCGATGATTGCGGTGTGCTCTTGCAACGGCGTGATGATGCCGTGCCCGGAGGACGAAGCCTCGTTGATGGCGCGGAACTGCGGCGTGGCCAGCACTGCCTGCCGGTAATATTGGAAGACCGAGCCCTTGAGGCCCTCGAACGGCATCGCCTCGAACACGTCGGTCGAGCGAGCGAACATCTCGATGGGTGGACGTCTGACGTCCTCGTTGGCGAAACTTTTAGCGTATTCCGCAACCGTGATGAGATTGGAGACAGGCATTTCTGCATCCCTTCCTTATCTATTCGGCTGGGGAAATTTGGAGGCGTAGGCGATGCGTTCTGGGTAGGTCAGCTTTCCGTACTCGGCGTCGCTGATCTTCCCGGGAATGACCGGCTCACGGTGCGCACCGTTGAAGGCGCCGCCGCCCTGGCTGACGTAGCGCTGCATGAGGACTTCAAGGCCCTTGACGGTCGCGGCCGTCGGCGCGATGTCGAGCACCCGGGCCAGGTCGTTGAAGTGCTCGCCGCCCATGGCCTTGAGCCACGTACGAACGGAATCGAGCCGCGCATTGGCGTTTTCGCCAAGCTTCTGAACTTCGGCCGCCTTCGCGGTGGCGATAGCTTGGTCCTCGCCGATGCGGGACGCTGCGTGCAGTCCGAGCAGCTTACTGAAGCTGTCCTGGCTCATCCCGCTGGCGGAAGCGAACTCGCGCACCTGGGCGAGGAGGGGATCAGATTCATTCCAAGCCCACTGCGTGCCCTGCGGAAGGACGTAGTCCTTGGAAAATTCGAGCTTGTATTCGCCGGGCTTGGGGGTGGAGAGCTTGGCTGAATCGGTGGCGGCCTTGAATGCGGTCAGGTCGTTAATGTACTTGCCCAGTTCAACGCCCTTGACCTCGCCCTTGGCGGCATCCCAGAACGCTTCCGGCGCCCAGTCAGGTCTGGCCGAAGCCGTAGGGGCCGCGGGGGTCGTCGGTGTCGAACTCGGAGGGCTGCCGGCCGCTGGCGATGGCGGCGGCGATGCCGCGGCGGCGGGAGTCGGGGCCGGCGACGGCGTGCTTGCGGGCGTGCTCGATAATGACGGCGTCGCTGCGGCGGATTCTGGCACTCTCTTCGAGTCCTTTGGACAACAAGCCCATCAATTCGGACGCGAAGATGCGTTGGCCATTTTCGACGCGCAACGCACGGACCTGCCCTGATCTGTTCACCTCCATCAGCCGTCGTTGCAGGTAGAGATAGAGCAGCTCGCCGTCGGGCGTGCGCCCGATGCGGTCGATTGCTTCGTGCATGGTTTCTTCGGTGATCACGGCAAACCCGCCGCTTGCTGCGGCTGGCCCTGCGGCGCCTGTCCGCCGGTCAGTTTGCTGATCTGGTCGAGCGCGGTTTGGACATCATTGGCATTGCGGAAATGGATGAGGTCGACGCGCATCTTCTTGATAATGGCCTGCATGGTGGCGAAACCGTCGACCCGCAGTTTGAACTCCTCGGGAAAAGCCTGGCCCAGGATCTGGATCGCTTGCACCGTCTTGGCGATCTCCTGCTGCTCGGCGGCGCGCTGGGCTGGATTCATGGCGCGCGTCGATATCAGCGAGCCGTTGCGGCCGACCAAGCGCTGCACTGCGCCGACCCGCTCCAGGAGATATTTGAACCGGTTGAAATACTGCATCGGCCCTTCGCGCCAGAACGCCATGCCGGGGGTGCCGATGCGTCGCTGCGCGCGCGCCATCTGGTCGAGCCACTGGCCGAGCGTCGGCGGGGTGTCGCCGCTCTGCTCCGGGAAGTCGATGAAGAACAGCTTCCGCATCCGGTGCTCCATCTCCTCGTGCTGGTAGATGGCCGGCTCCATGTTGATCGGCGGGTAAATCGGCTTGACGGCGCCTTCCGAGCCCTGGCGGATCGGATAGGCCATGCCGTCCTCGATCCCCTGCTCGATGTTGGTGAACGAGTCGCTCGGATAGGTAATCGGCGGATTGATATTGCGGCCGACGCCTTCGATCTTGCGACCTTCGAGCTCGTCGATCTGGCGCAGGTCCGGCAGCGTCTTGAACAGCGGACCCATGCCCCACGGCCAATCCGCGGTCGGATTGAACCGCGTGATCAGCAGCGGACAGCAGCCTTCGCCTTTGAGTTCGGTGCTATGGACCAGCTTGTTGCGCAGGAGGACCGTGTGCTCCCAGGTCTCGGTGCCGGTTTCCTCCCATTTGCGCCAATAGCCGAACACGACCTGGTGGCGGTCGCTGATGTTGCCATCCTCGATGGAGCGGCGCTGCTCGGAGTCGACCTGGTCCCAGATCTCCTCGCCGAGCACGGCGCGGACATGGGGAGCGCGCGGCCAACGCACCGCGAACCGGTCGTCGATTTCGCCGTAAGGCCCGAGATTGACCTCGCATTCGCGGATCGGAATGGCCTGGCAGGTGATGGGCGCGCCGGCGTAGGGGATGTCGACCCACATGCCAGTCAGGCCGATCGAGAGGTCGGGATCGTAGGATTTCGGGATCTCGCTGTAGAAGTTCGACGCCTTGATCGCCTCGAAGATCAGGATGTCGTCGTCGTAGACCTGGTCCTTGACCTGGTCCCACACCTGCTGCGGCACGAACATGCCGCGCCCGCGCTCGCACCACTGCTGCGCTTCGGGCATGAATGTGTTGACGACCTCGGTCACAAACTCACCGACGAGGTCGAAGCCGACCGAGGTCTGCAGCTCCGGATAGTCCATCCAGCGCACCGTGCCGGGCGCAGTCTGCGAGGAGATCTGCCGCTGCCGGTGCGGCGCGGTCATGAAGTACATTTCCTTCATGTCGAGTTCGAAGAAACTTTTCCATGTGCGCGCGGCTGCCAGGCGCGACAGGACTTCTTTTTCGAGCGTGCGGTCGCCAGAGCCGCCACGGGGGCCCTCGTCGCCGCCTCCGGATGGTGTGCGGGCGAGCATCAGCGCCGTCCAAATCCGCCGAGCCCGCCGCCGCCAAACAGGCCGCCGAACATGGGAGATGGCGTGGAGCCGCCGGACGTGCCGGACAGCGCGAGGCGCGCGCCGTAGCGGGCGAGCAGCGACGCGGTGTCGCCCTCAGCCTCGGTTTGCATCGCGGCGATCTGCTGCTGCTGCGCCGTCTTCGCCAGCTGTTGGAGCATCGGATCGGGCTGGATCTGCGGGGGCTTGGGGGCGCCCATCTGGCGGGCCTTTAGGGCTTGGTGGCCACGCTGAGATAGGTCCAGGAGCCGAGCGCGGTGTTGGTAGCCCCGTTCGCGCTCTGGCCGACGATAGTGCCGGAAGAGAGCTGGCCGTTGCCGCGGCCGAACTCCTTCATCACCATTTGCAGAGCGTGATTGGCGAAGGCGACCTCAGAGGACTTCTTTTCGAGTCCCGGATCGTTGATCGTAATGGTCAGTAGCGCCATGTCTCACCCGCGCGATCTGGACGATGGTTGCACCATGGCGCAGACACTGGCGGCGGAACGCATCGGGCCGCAACGCACGGCAGGGCAGCCCGAGCAGGCGGGCGACCGCGGTGGTGCAGAGCATTGGCCGGAATAACCCCGGCCAAAAGCGGCCACTTGTTCCGGCGTTCATCGCCAGCACGTCGGCGTCGGCGGTCCATTCCGCGATCAGGCGCTTGGCCTCCTCGCCGCGGGCAACCTGGATGGTCGTGTGGAAAAATTGGCAGTCGTAGAACAGCCAGGCATCACAGGCGTGGATGTAGCCGAAACAGCGTGCGTGTTTGTGACGGCCGAGCGCGACGAGGCTCGCCCACCAGGTTGCGGCGCGCCGGTCAAACACGATCAGCCAGCGGGTGGGGGAGCCGCTGGCGTCAGTGGGGATCGGGTGGCCCACTTTGCCGCGCCACTTTGATGGATGGAACATCCTCCCATTCAGATGCCCACACGTGCCCAGCGAGAACTTGTCGGGCCAATGCAGCCGGATCAGATGCTTTACCGGCAGCAATAAATAGCAAGCCTCGTTTCAGCCACTCGATGTGCCCCATAAGTTCACGCGTGATCATGGTCCCTCTCCCGGTCGAGAAGTTCCTGGAGAACTTCCTGCACGTCGGGTTCGTATTTCATCAGGCGCTTGCACACTTGAATGATCAGCACCTTCAGCCGCTCGGCCTCGACACTGGCTGTTGAGGATCTCGTCCTACTCATGGCGGCCACCTTCTCATTTTCACGACCCCGGGCGAACAACCCTTTGAATATCGATCAACCGTTTCTCGTTATCCTGTGTTCGGCTCAGCAGGGTGTCTATCTTCAAATACAGGTCTCCGGCCCAGCTCTCTGGATCGATTCGGTCGAGTGTCACGTTCATCTTGTTGAGCCACTCCTTAATTTCGTTGGTCTGTTGAGCTATCTGCTTGCGCATTTTGTCCACTTCTCGCTGCACTTCGGCAGCGAGATCCTTGGCTTCCGTGAGCGCGCCATCCAGCTCTGGATTACTGCCGGCATCACCGAAAATTTCGTCGCGTATATCGGCGACCCACGCTTGCGGGCAATTAAGGCGCTGCGCCACCACCTTGTCAGTGTGCCCAGCGCAGTAGCAGCCATTTTTTTCATCGTAGCATTCTTGCAGTGTAATGATGATCAAGCGCTTTGTGTCGCGATCAGCCAATTTTGGGCCAAGGTTGAGAACCGCGTTGGCGCCATTAGCGGTTGATTGTTGCGTCGGCATTTGCTCTCGCCCCATATGAGCTTGCGTCGGGAGATTTATTACGGCAGCCGTCTGCCGTAGATCGGCATTGGAGAGCGGCTTGGCAGGGGGCCTACAAACGAAGCATCTGTGTTGTGATGGGATCAATCCTACCTGCCATCCAGCGCGGTGGAACTTGAGCGCAACCGCCTGAAATTCCCGTTGGTCGCTTGCGCCCGACTTGGCGCCTTTGAAGGTGTTCATACGCTCTGTTTGCGTTGTTCCGCACTTCCCACACTTGATCTCAAAGGCCCGCAGCGGCTTGTGGTCGATGATGACGTTTGTGGGCCTGAACAGCTTCTCATTCATAGTGGCCCCTAACTATTCGGCTGCCTCCGCCTGTTGATAATGATCAGCCACCTTTTTCCATGCGCGCAGCCCGAGATGGTCTCTGTCTCCGAGATCGAAGAGCAGCTGCTCCGAATTTTGACCCTCGTACAAAAGCATGGCGATGTCATAGAGGGCGATGACGCACAGTTCCTCATCGCGGCCCGCGCGCAGCTTGGCGATGTGAGGATTGTCGCTCGCCAGCTGTATTCGTGCTGACTTTTTCTCGATCAGCGCTCTGCCAAATCCCTCGGTCTCATGCAGACCATCGGAAAATTCGATCAAGAGACCACGCGGGGGTTTTCTCCCGCTGGTCGGCCCTGTCGGAGTTGGGTCTGTATCTGGCGCAGGCTTCACGCGCTTATCACCGCCCTTGGGACCCTGTCTGCCCTGGGGGTCCTTTTTTACGGGCCGCGAAATCTTCATATGGTCCGGGATCATGTCGTTCAGCAATTGCACGATGCGGTTCGTCCTGAGCTTGAGGGACGCAGAGTGACACTTCTCCAGCACCGGAGCGATTATTTCCGCGACCGCATCCTCCAGCTGATCGTATTCGTTTTTGTCGAACAGCTCGTCCTTGAACTTGGCCAAGTGCCAGCCGCCTTCGAGGCTGACCCGACAATACATAGCGGATATGCCGGCATATCCGTCGCAAGCGAAAGCGCTCTCCTTTTTGATGAGGCGCCACGCATAGGAGACATCGACCTGCTTCAATTTTGATTTGTGGTCGACCAGCATGCCGGCGATAACGCTGGCTTTATTTCCTTCTCCTAGATCGATCTCGCCCTCGACTACGTCGGTCATGGCTGGCAATGGTATGGGTTGAATATCGGCGCCGTTTAGCGTCACAGTGCGGCCATACAGCATAGCGGGGTAATACAGCCGCTGTATTATGTTGGCTGTTTTTACAATATCTCGTTCTTTTGGTTTACGGAAAAGCTCCAATATCTGCACACGGGTGTAGGTCGACTTGCCATGAGCTGGGAATCTGTTGGGCTTCGGGAAAAGCCACCGACCCGAGGTGCGGACTGTGCTCCAGTCCCAAAAGCGGACCATCTTTCCGTCTATTGATACGCTTTCGAATTTTATGCACTGCCCGTGTTGAATTGCCTTGGATTTGATGCCGACCCCATAGCGGCCCAGCTTCGTGCCCACCATAGCTCCGTGCACGGAAAGACGCGTGAGCGCATGGTCCCGATCCTTAGTGATCCCCTCGCCATTATCCCAACAAGTCAACTCACCGGCATTCATGATCAGCGCGACCTTTGTCGCGCTTGCATCGAATGAATTGTCTATCGCTTCCCCGGCCCACTGCCAGAACTCAGACGGCTCCGCGCGGATAGCGTCAATTAGATGAGTGCTCGGAACGCCCTCCTCATCGTAATTATTCTGCATACGACGGCTCCAAAATGGCGAATGTCTGCATCAAGCCAGCGAGTAGCGCGCCCTTATCTTCCTCTGGTAGTTCCCGGTAGGCGAATTCTATCTGAGGACCTATTGTCCTGATCCATTCCACTAGATTTTTTGATTCCGACTGAGGAGCCGCGCTGGCTGCTGCTTTTTTTTTAACAGACTTCGGTTCTATCCCACGTAATTTTCGCACGTCCTTGCGCTGCATATTTGGGTTTATGGCGCCTGACGCGATGCCGTTCTCGAACTGAGCGGCGGTGAGTTTGGTTAGTTCATGGAGGATGGACCAGTGCACCGGCAAATGGGAAGCATGTTTCCCATTTCGGAGCCTTTCGTCGTCAGCTATTTTAATTAGCATGTTACCCATTCGCTTTGAAAATGGCGCCTCATTATTTTTGAACATCAGCTCCCATTCGCCGTGTAGCAATTCGGCCTTTGCCGCCTCCAGCAGGTTTCCGGTTTCGAAGATGCTCGGCAGCTGCTCGCGCCACGCGCAGCTGATCAGCGCGGCCCAATCGGCGCGGGAGCGGGTGTTTGGCAATTTCGTCACCTTGATCGCCATGCCCATTGCAGTTCACACTGTTTATTGATCGGTCTGCAGTCCCAGCTTCACCAGTCGGCGGATAGCTTCCGCCTGTGAGGGCTCGTCTTCTTGCGCAGCGCGCCAAGCGTCGACCTTTTCGATCAACGTCACATGTCCGCGCAGAACGATCTGCTTGGTGCGTCCCGCGCTCTTCAGGTGATCGCTTCCGGCTGGTGCTGGCATCCGCAGATGCTATGAGGACATAGCAAGAACGTCAACGAAAACCTTCAACGATAACAAAATGTTATGTCACAAAATGTGGTTTACGAGTCAACTCAATCACATAGCGGGCATTGGTCAGGACCACACACCGCGAACGTATTTCTCAAACGCGTCGTAATGCTTCCACGCCCCGCAGCAGGCGCAGCCCGCATCGAACTCCTCGCAGCGCGGGCCGAAATACTCGGTCACGTAGCGCTTCATGCGAGTCAGGACGATGTCGGTTTCTCTCCGAAGCATGCGCTCGCGGATGCAGCTGCGCTCGATCTCGAGGTCCTTGATGGTTCTCGTGATCATACGATCACCCCCATCAGGCCGTAGCAAGCTTCACGGCCCACATGGCGGCTTCCTCGTAGGCCGTCATCGCCAGCTCGGCCAGCCGCGGGTCCTTGTCCTTGTTCGCCTCGCAGAAGTCGATCAGGTCGGCCGTCCTCCGCTTGATGATGTCAACCGCCGAGTGACTTTCCGGATTGAAGGTGAGCCGCACTCTCGTCTCGCCGATCGTCATGCGCATTCTCCTTGCGCTGCCTCTTGTTGAACTTGCGCTTGATACGGGCGCGCTCACCGGGGCGCCAGTGGAGATAACGCTTGGCGCGCCGGCTGAACGCATCCCATTCATCGCCGCCGCTGAGCCGCTCCCGATGTCCCATCATACGATCTGTCCCTTGCGCCGCAGGTAGTCCACGGCCTCGGCCAATGAGCGCTTGGTGACCTCCATTTTCGGCTTGCCATACATGGCCTTCGCGCACGCGACGCAGAAGCGCTTGTCCGTCCTGGGGCTCGTATGCGCGATCCAGATGCGTTCGTCGCATTCGTCGCAGCGGCCGATTACGGACGCGGCAGAGGGGATCGGCATATCGGCGACGCGCATGCAAACAAGGCCGGTGTCATCGTCTTTCTTCATGCGCTGATCCTCCTCATCGCAGCAGAACGAAGCAAGCCAGCAGGATCAGCAGGAGCGCTATTTCTATTTTCAATTCCACCTTCCACTCGTCCTTCACGCGCTGATCCTCCGCATCGACTTGTTAGCCTCGACTCACTGTTTTTCCTTCCAGTCGCCGCACCAATCTTCGTTCAGCGTTATAGGCCAGTGGGCTTCGAACGGCTCATCCATTTCAGGATCGATGCTATAGTTTGCCTCTTCCCTATTTGCGGTTTCCTCATCGGCAATTTCCCTGACGAGCCACCACAGCAACAACGCAGCGGCTTCGCTTGATTGCCGCACAGCGTTGGGCATCGCCATTGGCGATCTATGGTGACAGGTTCCTTGCTGGCGCCGCTGCAGATAAGAACGCACCCAATAGGTGCACGTATCGCATCTCATCTCTGTCACGCGCTGATCCTCCGCATGCTCTTCCTGCCAGCATAGACCTTGATCGGCTTCATCGCGCCGAGCGCGGTCTGGCCGACCATGCGTTGGCCCTCGCCGAGGCCAAGACAGGCATATTGCAAGGAGTCGCAGACATGACTGAATTTGTCCTTCTTCGGCGTCAGCTCGCCGTCCTCCTCGCGCTCCAGATGATAGCGGCCAGCCATGGCGAGCTTGAGCGTCCGGCACAGCGGCGATAGACAGAACCGCGGCCGGCCGTCGTACATCGAGGTGAGCAGGCTCGTCACCGCCTCGACCCGGGTCGCGATCATGTTGTGCTTCAGGCCCGGCGGCGGCCGCACCGCCATGCCGTTGGCATTGAATATGTCGTATGCGGTCCGCTCATCGGCCTGCCCCTTATCCTGGCCCTTCGGATCGCCGTAATAGTCGACGGCATATCCGTCGTAGTGGGTGGCGATGAACTGGCTGACCCTGGGAGCAAATGTCACTGCGCCTTCGTTGAACCCGAGCAGCTCGTACTGCACCATGACGCGGTTGTTGATTTCCTGCATGAACACCGCCGCCGGCTGCCGGCCGAAATCGAGACCTACCACCACGGTGTGGCCGGGAATCGGACGCAGCGGGATATGCGATACGTGGGCGTCGATCGAGAACTGCGGCCATACCGGCGAGCCGTCGACCACCAGTGCGATCTCATTGCGCAGCCGCGAGTCGATCCATGACTTCTTCTTGGCGTGCCAGGTTTCCGGGTAGTACTCCGCGCGCAAGTTGGCGAGGTTCTCCGCGTCCGGATTGACCTTATATCCCGTGAACATGCCGGCGCCGTCGCGCACCTCCAGCACCGCGGGCGGCTGCTTGTAGAAACCCCAGAAGTCCGGCCACACATATTCGCGCCGCTCCTCGTCGGTCAGGTTCGCCGGCATCGGCACCATGCCCGTCATGATCGCCAGCCAGTGGTCCTCGTCGGGCGCATTGGTGTCGGCGATCATGCCATGCCACTCGGAGCCGCCATGGTCGGGCCCCGGCCAGCGCAGGCGGCCCATGCCCTCGTCGAACAGGATCTTCGGGATGAACGCCAATTCGTTCCAGGCCAGTCCCGTGAATTCCATGGATCTCAGCCGGTGCAGGTCGACCTCGCGGTCCAGCCCCATGAAGATGACCTCGGCGTCGACATCGCCGAACCGCAGCCGGTGGGTCGGCGGCGGGTTGCCGGTGATGGGGCCGTAGATTTCCTCGGGCACGATCTCGCGCCACGTCTTCATCGTGGTCGTCTTCACCTCGGTGTAGGTGTTGCGCACGATGGCCCAGCGCGACATCCGCCGCCCGGTGAGCTTGGAGACGCGCTGCTGCTGGATGTGGCGCATGACTCTGGCGCACATCGCCTGGGTCTTGCCCGATCCCAATGGTCCGCAAATGACGTCGACCGGGCGGTCGCTGAGCAGGAACTTCGCGAGCTGGGTGTTGGGCGCGACCCTGAACACGCGTCTGGTGTCCGGCTGTTTTGGCGCCTGCGCCATGGGCTCACTCCTAAAAGCTGCGTTGCAAATGATACCGGCTATCGCTGGCTACCGGTAGCCGGCTCCCCGAGGAAACGCGGATTAGCGGATCGTTAACGATTTCCGGCATAGCCTCCGAGACTGCAAACAGGAGGCAGCATGACCAACGCACCCATCGACCCAAGCTCAGGACGCGCCGATCCGACGGCGGGAGACATGAACCTTGCCCAGTTCGAGAAGAGCAGGAGCCCGAGCCGCCGTACAAGTCTGTTGGAGGCCATGCACGCGTCGGCGGGCTTTCCAGGCCGCAGCAAGATGCCGGCGCATCTACCGGCGCGTTACCGGTTCACCGGCCGCAACGTTCAGATCAACATCAAGGTCACTCATGAGGTCTGGGCGCGGTGGGTCGACGTCGCCGACGAGCATCGGTTCGCATACGGGGAGCTGCTGGAGCTTGCGCTCGATGCTTTGCTCGAAAAGTGGGCCGCCGGGAGGTAACCCGTAGCGGTTGTGTAAACCGCGCGAATCACAACAAAATAAAAACCCCGGTGTATCGAGCACCAGGGTTCTTGGTGGGTCGGAAAGGACCCAAGTCACTAGTATCACAATCCCCATACACACTGATTTGGTCCCCGGAGTCAACTTCGATCTTTCCGGGCATGGGGAAAAATTTGGTCCTTTCGGCCTCGATCGGAGGCCAGATGTTAAGGAAATCTCAACTCTTATCTGCTCTGTCGTTGGAATATGCAAACGAAACAATCAGCGAAGACGAATACCAGCGCCGATGGGAAGCCATCGATGGGCCCCAGGCTCGACCTGCAAAGCCAAAGCCTAGCCTCCCCAGATACCGGCCCCCTCGCAGCCCGGATCGCCAGGCTTCGATCCAGCGCCGTCGGCTTCTCGTTGCATCCGGCCCGCTACCACCTCCCCTGGCTGCTCGATTCACCTGGGGAGAAGTCGCGGTAATGCGCATCATCGGCGACGAATGCCGCGCGCACGGATGCTGCTTCCTGCATATCGACACTATCGCGGCCAGAGCCGGCGTCCACCGGACCACGGTGCAGAACGCGCTCCGGGAGGCGCAGGGCAAGGGTGATGTGCCCGGTGCCCCCATCATCACGGTGCAAGAGCGCCGCCGCCCCGGTCAGCGCAGTCTCACCAACATCATCAAGATCGTCTCGAAGGAATGGTGGAGCTGGCTCAACAAGGGACCTCGCTGGCCCGGCCAGGGGGTGGGTTCAAAACACACTCAATCCAAAAAATTGAGCACCACGGATACAAGTAAGAAAGAAGAAGCTGCCGGTAGGATAGAACCGACCGGAGGAACTAGTCCACTGGAAAATGCCCTCCAGGGCTGGGGCAGGGTGGTAGACACCCGCCGCCGCACCTAAGATTCGGCCAGCAGTCACCGCGAGACGCGGGACCGAGAGGCTCGGCGAGGAAGAAACCGGTGAACCCGGGGGAGGGCACATGACCAACCTGGCCCAGCAGATCACCAACGGCATCAGGCCCCTGCTCGTCGGCCACCCGCCGGAGGTCCAGGGGATCGTTCTCGCCGACCTGGTCGCCACCTTCATCGCCGGCCACCATCCGGCCGTGCGTGATGACACCCTCGATCTGCTGTTCGACTGCGTCCGTGCGCTCGTTCCCTGCAACGAGAAGAAAATCTTTCCGGACAGCTTTCCAGTCGACTGGAACTAGAGTCACCGGTTCTTGGTCTAGATGTCAATCCAGCTCGTCTCCGTCTGCTGTCGCAGCTCATAAACGTAATCGGCGACCGATCGCGACGCATTGGCCACCAGGCAGGCGACCTGGGGAAGGTCATCAAGCGTAGCCGGCGCCGATACGCGCCCCTCGGCGAACGTGCAGCGATATCGCTGGCTCAGCTCATTGAGCCTTTGAACAACATTGCGAGACAAGGAGACGCCCGCACCACTGAGGCGCATGGCGCTGGAACCAGCATCGTGCACAATCAAACTGTCCGCCTTTTGCTCTACGACAACAGACACAAGCTCACCGCCACCGTAGGCGACAGGCAACGTCACCTCGATGCCGAGATTGGTCTTTTCCGCCGCAATGAGGGCACGAATGGCCTTCTCAACTTCGGCGGCCGTCAGAATTGTCGCCATCGAGCTCCGCGGGACCGGGGTGATCACACCCCGTGATCAATGACGGGCAGCTCACCGTCGGACGGCTCTGTCCACAGGCCCCGCCGACGCACCTCGGCCTCCCACCGGCGCTTCGTCTCCTCATCGCAATGCGCCATGGCATCCGCCCACGTCGGAGGGCGGCCGATCATGCCCTCGAACGTCATCTGGTAGTACAGCGACTGCGCGTTGTGCGGCTCGGCGAGGCTGTGTTTCGCGGCGCAGATCTGGCACATGCCCGCAGGCGGTGGCAACACGGACCACGCAGCTGCCTCGTGCGTCTCCTCGCCTGTTTCAAGATCGACCTTGGTCACCGTGCCCGGTATGCGCCTGACAGACTTCATTGCCGCCACCCCCGCATCGCCGCCGTGTGCCGCTCCACCAGGTCACGCTCGGCCTCGCTCGCCGGCCGGATCACAAAGCGCGGGCCATAAACGCTCTCGTCCCACTCCCCGTCGAACCAGGCCCCCGCCCAGATCTCGCGCCCCTCGGCGTCGCGCCCGCGAACCCCGCCAGGGACGTCGAACGGAACGGCACACCGCCCGCCACGCCACCGCGATGTCCTCATCCAATTCTCGAACGCGTCCCGGTAATGCTCGGCGAACTCCCGCGGCATCCCCTCGCAGAAATACCGCCGGCCGCCATTGCGCACCATCTCCTCACGACACCGCCGCGCGAATGCCCGCCGCGCCGCCTTGATCACCGGCAGCCGCGCGCAATGCCACTCGATCACCTCGACGTCGAACGCGCTCGCCCCTGACACCACCACCCGATGCTCCCCGCTCACCGGATGCCGGAACTTCGCCGCCGCCAGCTCGACCTCGTCCACCAGGTCGAAGCCGATCCGTTCCACCCCAGGCATCCGCAACAGCGCGACCCGGCGCGTCGGGGTCCCCGCCACCGCCCACTCCATCAGCGCGGACCGGTACGCGTCCACGAACACGTCCGGGATCTCGAATATCGCCTGGGCGTTCATATCGCCATCATGTCGTCGTGGTCGGCTCGCTCGGCCGCGGTCATGGCGCGGTATTTCCACGATCCGCCAGGGTCGTGAGCCCCAGCCATTCGATCGGCCCCCCCTTATTATTCCGCCGCCACCAACCTCAACATGCTGGGCTCCGGCAGCTTGGGCTCTGGTCTCGGCTTCTTGTTCTTCTGCAATCTCGCCAAACGGCTCGCAGAACGCTTGCGCGCGGCGGCCAATTGCTGGCGAAGTTGGCCGTTCATCTCTTCGAGATAGTTGAGCCGTCTGCTACTCCAATCGCCAGAGTCGCCCCGCATCAAGTCGCGATACCCCTTGATTGCCCATTCCATCAAGCCGCAATCGCGCTCACCATCAAAAGCGCGGATGCCCCACCCATTATCCTTGCCCAGCACCGGCCGGTGTTGCCCGCAAGCGCCCCACGGCGATGTTTCCACAGCGAGAGGATTGAACCGGCAGAAACCCTTCAGCGGCTCCTTGTGATTCCGCACGTACAGAATGGCGGTGCGCCAATTCCATTCCTTGCCGCAGCTGCCCTCACACCTTCCGGCCTCGCGCGCCGCCTTGTGCTCGGGCGGCTCGATCGCTTGGAAATAACTACACGTCAAGCAGCACATCTGGATCTCCTTCGCCCCCTATGGTCCCGCCCCCAGACACAGCCCGCAATAGCCGTCGTCCTGCGAGCCCGACTTCCAGCGCCACGCCATGCACTCGGACCCGATGCAGGTGGTGACGCCGTTCGGAAGGTTCGACTCCGGCGGCGTGCCAGGCAGCAGCCTCACCATCGGACACCACTTCGTCGCAGCCTCGGCCTCGGTCATCTCACTTCTTCCTCGCCTTGCCCGCCTCGATCTCCAGCTTCTCCGCCAATTCGCGAAGCCTCGCCGCAACGGCAGGAATAACGCTATCATCATCCGGTCCCATGTCGATCAGATCATCGACAGCGGCCTCCAATGAAACGGAAAACTGCGTGGCGTTGCCTCCATCGTGCCGGGGAAGGCCAACATAAAGCATGGCCGGGTCGGTTACCGCAGGGCCACCACAACCGTCCTCAGCAGGCGCCCACATGTAAGCAAACCAAACTTCAATAACGTCAGGAAGCATATCTACCGCAGGCGTGTGCGGGACGTGAGTGGCCTCGTTCGGCAAATGCCTCAGCCTCTTGCGCTTCGTCATGCCGGCATAAGCCAAATTCATTTTTTCTTCCCCTTACCAGACCTGCGGGCAACCGCATACGCGATCGCAACCGCCTGCTTCTGCGGCCGCCCCGCCTTGATCTCGGTGCGGATGTTCTGCGACACAACCTTCTGCGACCTTCCCTTCCTCAACGGCATGCGATCCTCCTCATCCGTTCATCTGCGGCCCCACCTCACCCAGAAGATCAGCTGAACAACGCTCAAACATACCACGATGACCGGGATCCCCCAGACAGCCTCGACCCCAGAAACCTGCAGGAGCACCGCCAGAACCAGCGCCAAGCCGGCATAGGCCGAGCAATGCAACGCCAGGCGCGCCATGCGTCAGTGCTCGGCGATGTAGGGCCGCAGCCGCGCCTCGAACATCGCATAGTCCTCGGGCGTGTAGCGCACGCCTCCACCGGCCCGGTGGCCCCTGATCCTCGGCAACAACTCTCGCATTATCTCGGGATGCTCGCGGATCACGGCAAACTTCTGCAGCGCCCGCTGGCGCGCCGCCTCCACCGCCATTCTCCTGCTCTCCTCGGTGCCCCGCCCCTGAGCCATCTTCTCGTCAATCGCGCGATCAATCTCTTCCCTGGGGAGAAAGTCCTTCGCATCAGGCCACCGCGCAAGCAGCCAGCGCTCAAGTACGTCGCCATGCTCCAGCATCGTCAGGTACCTAATGAGAGCGGCCTCCGCTCGTTCACGCTTCTTCGCCATCACTCACTTCCTCCATCGCCAAGCCCCTCCGTGAGCAACTCCCCCACCCCTTTACTCAACTCTTACCCTGCGGAATGTCCGGCAACCGCATCCATGTTCGTTCTTTCCACCCCTCATCAAATGCAATACGAAGCAGCCACATCGAGCCATCGTCGCACAGGCATGCAATCGTCTCACCAATCGGCACAATCTGAATAACGCGCCGACCGCTCTTCATCGCCGAGCCCCTTCCTTGTTTCCAGCCCGGCGCTCGGCACGCAGCCGAAAAATCTCCCCGTACGCATCGTCGATCAGGCGCCCCAATATCCCCGTCGAAGCGCCCCCCAACAGCAAAACCGCCTTCCGCCGACGCCCGATCCACTGCGCAGCACGCAGCCGATCAAGGATGTCCAAAGACTCCATCGCCCGACGCTCCGCAGCCGTCATGCCGTCCTCCATCGCCGAGCCCCTTCCTCCCTAAAGAAAAAAATGCGTGCTCTTGCACGCTCTCCCCGCAGCGGAGCGAGGACAACGAGGAGCGCAAGCGCGACGACGTGCCAACAACCCGGACAAAACCAGCAATCAACTCCAGACCAACCCGCAACTCTCGCAACAGGGCCCGATGTTCCAGACCCCCCAATTTTTCGGAGAGCCCGATATTCCAGAGGACATGCATATGCGGAGGGTACCAGCGCGGCAGTCGCGTCGCGTTTTTCCCCCCCGGGTGGCCTCGCGCGCGGCACCAAGGGATGTGCTTGCCAAGTGGACGGTGGGAAGGGCGTATCAGTGTGCTGGACCGCATCGGCGTTGCACATTTCCGACTGCCGTCGGGCGGCCACTGCCGTGCCGCCTTTTACCACTCTCGGCTATACATACCGAGAGTACCAAGTCAGCAAGTGCCTGTGCCGCAGCGGCTTGTGGCTTACTCTGTATCGCTTGCGTCGTCGCTGGGAAGGCCTGGGGAAGTCGGCGACACGTCTATGGTCACCGGCTTGGCCTCGGTTGCCGTGACCACGATGGCCAACCCGGGCATCATCTGCCGACCGGCCGCGGGCGTGTCATCATCGAGCGCTTCGAGCGCTTTGATCGCGTTGACGCGCGCCATCTGGTTGATGGTCTGGTCGCGAACGTCGGCAAGCGCGTGGATATTGCGCGGCCGTTCGCTAAGTCGAAGCACCTCCAATTGTCCGAGGTAGTACGCCTTTACATGTGGCTTTCTGAGTGCCTCCCGCAATCCGTGGTCACTCATTCCGGCTTCTTCGGCGGCTTTAGGCCTACGTGAGCCGTGCCACACCATGTTATCGAGGGCGTTTTTGAGCTTGCCGCTGACATGGAGCCTTCCGGAGCGGCCTTGTGCTTCGACGGCTTGCCGTGTGGGGAACACTGTGCGCTTTTGGGGAGGCATGGCTTGCTTCCTTGGGGCTTTCACCCTCTTAGAAGCCGCGCGCGCGTAGTGCAAGCTATGCGGCATTGCCTTGTCAAGCCCCCAGCTAAGCATCGGGGGGGACTCGGCGAAATTGATCAGACGTCTGCCTATTTGGGAACTCGTTTTGTTCACTCCATGAACATGGGGGGGAGGGGGGAGGGGAGTGTG